GTCGTGTGTTTGATAAAGAGACAGGAAGGATTAGCGACTATGATTCAAAAACATCCCCAGAAAATCGCAACGTCACACTTAAATCGATCAGGCAGATCTGCCTGGCGTTCAAGAAGACGAAGCTGCCTTGTACCCCCAAAAGGGTTCAAAAGGCACTGGAGAAGTTCGTCGCTGTTGAGCACGAACTTTCGACGTTCCAGCTCCCGAAAGAGGGACTTGATGAATTTCTTCAAGTTTCTCGTGTACTCTGGGACAATATCATGGGCGATTTACGCCTGGATATGTTGGTCCCAAGGCATGGTCCCGGGAATACCGCCGACCGACTTACCCCTAACGGGAAGTACGATTGGCGTATATGGCATGAGCGTCTTGAGCCGTTTTTCCCCATTGTTGGGAATGGTCTGCCTATTAGTATTTCGGCGGATCCAAACCTACAAGAGGAGCTTGAGAAAGTTGCGCTTATTGAAGAGGATCTCGAACAACCCTCGCGGGTCGTGGAGGTCCCAAAAACGTTGAAAGGTCCCAGAATCATTGCTATAGAACCAGCTTGTATGCAGTTCATACAGCAGGGGATCCGAGATTTGCTTTATCGTGTCTTGGAAACCTCTAGTGTTACACGGGGTCACATTAATTTCCGTGACCAATCCGTGAACCAAAGGTTGGCAGTGAGATCTTCGGTTAGCGGTCGATTTGCAACGATCGATCTTAAGGACGCGAGTGATCGAGTACCTCGAGAACTAGCGTTACAAATGTTTGGATCGAATCCCGATCTTCGGGACGCGATCGACGCATGCCGATCGAAACGGGCTGAACTTCCAGATGGTCGAGTAATCGACCTGAGAAAGTTTGCCTCTATGGGGAATGCTCTCTGCTTCCCGGTTGAAGCCATGTACTTTTACACTATATGTGTAATGGCTTTACTCCGAGAGCGGAACCTTCTTGTAAGCTACAACAACGTAGAATACGTTGCTCGTAGCGTCTACGTCTACGGGGATGATTTAATTGTCCCCGCTGACGATGCGACTGCGGTACTCGATTACCTGCATAAGTACTTCTGCAGAGTAAATGAGCGCAAGACTTTTTATCTCGGTAAATTCCGGGAATCTTGCGGGGTGGATGCGTTCGACGGGTACGAGGTAACCCCCGTATACGTCACGCGTGTTCCACCGAGTAGCCGGCGGGATGCATCTGAGTTAATTGCGTGGGTATCTGCTGCTAATCGCTTCGAAAGTCGCGGTTATGCTTCAACCCAGAATTACTTACTCAAAAGGGTAATTTCCATCCTCGGCGATTT